GGTTGCTTGGCGTTGTAGCTGGCCTTGAACTTCTTCAGGCAAGCCAACAAGCGCAGCGTCAGAGAGAATACCAAGATTGACAGGCATTTCTTTTCCTTTTTAGAGTCCGAGCACACCAAGAAGACCTTGGCGACTACCTGAGCTACCAGTGCTCACAGTTCCAGCACCACCACCAGGCTGAAGAGCAAGGGCTTGGTTGATGACTTGTTGTTGTTCAAGTCCAGCAGTACGAGCGGCATCGGCGGCAGCTTGAGCCAATTGCTGTTCAGTCTGTGCGATTTGCGCCATAGCCTGAGCTTGGCTCATGCGCTGACCAAACAACTGCTGACCAACATCAGACAGGGCAGAAGATCCAGCAATGCGCTGTTGATTTGCTGTCAAGCCTGCTTGCTGATTAGCCAAGTTTGCCTGCTGTAGCAACTGAGCATTGGCTTGTTCCAAAGTAACATCAATACCTTGGTTAGCAAGGTTTGCCTGCAACATACGAGCGGCATCTTGTTGGGCAAGACCTGCGGCAGTCGTGAATCCTGCGCTTCGCAGTTGAGCGGCTGTCTGAGCTGCTTGGCGGGTATAGTCCTCATTGGACAGAGCCTCTGCAACCGCCTGACGAGAACCGCCAAAAGCACGAGCACCAACAGCCTTGGCCTGTTGAGCCTGTTGAGCAATTTGACGCTGGCGCTCAATGTCACCCAAAGCACCTTGTACAACCTGCGCCTCAAACGGGTTTTGATACTGAGCCATCAGATTAGCACCCATCGTAGCGCCAACATCTCGGACATTTCCACGGGCGGCTTGAGCAGCGGCAATCTGCTGAGGAGTGAAGTTAATCGCTCGTTGCAGGCCACCAATTGCAAAATCGCTAGTCTGACCACGGTCAGCCATTGCGTTCGAGATTCCAGCTTTAGCGCCTTCAAATCCAGAACCCAAAGGAGCAATCGTGCGAGGAGCCAAAGACTCAGCAACGCCAGTAGCTCTCTCTAGGTTTGCCAAATATGCAGCTTTGATCTCGGGATCAAGTTGCGCTTGTTGTACTTGTTGCGAAGAACCACCGCTCATATTAAATCTCCAGTGAAAGCCAATAGTGTGTTGGCTTTGAATCAACGTATCTTGCGAGAACCCTCTCCCAACCTCGCCGCCCAGTAACCGTTACTTTGCGACACCCTTCTAGCTTGGCTTGCTCAACAACATAGGGAATCATTTGTGTGAGTTCCGTCATCTTGCCAGCACCAAGGAAGACATGGAAGACTTTCATCCGAGGGTATTGCACCAACTCGGTTAGGAGAACGCTCTCCAATCCAGGCCATAATTGCATTTGATCCTTATGGAGGGCCATTGCGACATCCTCCAGATTATGCGTCCCGCCTGAGTATTCTAAGCCTTGTAGGATCTGCTTTTCCAACCTTAGGAAATGCTCAACCCACCATTTCTGTGAACCATCTTTTTCTACAAATTCACTGCAATCCATTATCGGCGACCACCCTGCTTGCCATCAAGACGAATAGTCCCAACCCTCCAATCAGCCAACCGAACCCCCTCAATCCTGGCAGCAATCTGGCGACCAGTCAGCCGGAATGAAGTTGGGTTCGCCAATGAATACGGTCCATACGAATATTCCGTCCCTGTCGGGTAGAACTTCGTGCCAAACCGAACCTGAACATCCCCAAGAGTCTTGTCGTCAGGTATAAGTCCATTCAAATACAGAGTGTTGTCGCCATCACCAAGCTCAACAGGACCAGACTCTGCAAATAGAGTCGAGAGTCATAGTTGAACCCGACTTCGTGCTCGTAGATATAGCCATCAGCCGATATCCACAGTGGGTAGGCAAACACATCACGGTCAGCCCCGCAGGTACGAGCAATGGATCCAGTCGCCCAGTGCCCCTCACGGTAGTTGTAGGTCACATACGAGTCATTCTCATTCGATGCCGCACTCGGGTAGAACCACCAAATCTCACCAAAGGTTGCATTGTGAACAGCATATACCTTGGATGATTGATTGATGTTTATGTTGTTGAACACATAGTCGCTGACATCGCTCGGCAGGGGCTTGACATAGCCATCGTAGACCCAAAAGCCAAACCGAGACATCCAAATAGCCGAATTGTCATTGACAGCAACGGCATTTTTGGAAATCACACCGCAATTCATGCCAACCTTTTCAAAGGAATAGACATAAGGCGGTCCAATGTAGGTTGCGACATGGGCATCCACATCAGTCCAGATCATCAACTGGTTGCGAATCCGCTTGCCAAGCTGGATTGAGCCAACAGTGGTCAACTCAAAGTCACCAGCCTGGTTTGTCGTGGCAGGAGTCCAGACGGTGTTGTTTTCTTGGTCAGACCACTGAACCTTACGGGGATTGCCACCAGCACCCAAGGCGAACAAAAACCGCTCAGAAGTGACAACAAGGGCAGTGCATGAGGTCGGAGCATTGGTGATAGCCGCAGCATCGCTTCCAGTGTTCAATTGCCACTCAAGTAGCTTCCCATCTTTTGACGAGCACCCAACAAGATACTCTCCCCATGTGTCCAAACTCCATGTGGTTGCAGGCGTGTAACTGCCAATATCAGGGCGTGGTACTCCATAGGCATAGTTCCCATAGGTCTGAGAGCCATAACCAATGTTTAATACAGCATCAGCATCGCCAGTAGTGAAACTACCAGGAGTGATGTCGGTTAAAGTGCCGCCCTCATTCATATGGTACAGCTTGGAATGCGTACCAACAGCCATGCGACGATTACCTGAGTTATCTCGCCAAGAGATGAACCCACGAGCTTTGCCAGTCAATTGGCTAGAAGAACGCTTTCTCCAGCCTCCAACAGGGCGAATTGTGCCCTCAAACCAACGAATCAGGTTTGAATCTGTCCAGCGTCCCTTGGCCTGATATTCAGTGCCATTCTTGAACACGCCTGGAGGTAATTTGAGTGGAAGCATTGCCATGATTCATTTTATTCCGTTGTTAGATTGGACACAAATGACACAGTGACAATCATAGATGGCGTGGCAGGAATCGCAGGAGTGCTTCCGCTAGCACTCACAGCGTCATAATGCTCCAAAGACACCCCAGAGTCACTGACCCTCCACATGATCTCAAAATAGTCGTTTTCCACCATATCCAAATAGAAATTCATAGCAGCAATCAGGTGACTTGGATCACCAGTACTCTTCCTTGCTGGCATTCCAAAACGACTATTGGAGTTTGCTACATCAGTCCCATTCACCCTGAACCAAATGTCGATATTTTGCGAATCGTTGGTAGTGTTCTTAAACTGGGCGCTGAATTGAATGTTGTAGATTCCTTGCTGGCTGACAGTGATCTTGCTTGGCAAGTCACCAGTCATTGATGTGCTACTTACGAGCTGAGAGTTGTTGACTCGGTATGTACCAGTGCTTCCAGTTGTTCCTGTAAGTTGCTCAACAATACGAGTGCCAGCAGTAACGCCAGCACCAGTAATCTCCATCGAAGGATAAAGACTGCCACTTGCAATAGCAGAAACATTAAGAGTAGTACCTG